ATTGGAGTGGATCATTTTTATTTGTATGGAATGGTTCAAGATATATGAGTTCAAGTTTTAGTTAATAATTATGGCAATATTTAAAAATACACAACCAATCGTAACAAATGGATTAATATTATATTTAGATGCTGCTAATCCACAATCTTATATAAGTGGAAGTACAACTTGGAATGATTTAAGTATATCATATAATACCACTACAGTATCAGCGTCTAATTTTAGTAATAATAGTTTTATAATGACAGGTAGCTCGAATTTATATCCTACATTACAAAATACTATTTCGTTTACTACATCAAGTAATTGGACTATAAATTTTATTTTTAGTTCTAATACTACTAGTTCAGCTACGGATTATTTTAGATTAGTCGCAACAGGTAGTGGTAATGGAGATATACAATGGATTAGATTAGAACATAATAATAGATTATTAGCAGGTGGTTCTATAGGAACTCCGGGATTATTTTTTAGTGGATTTACTCCGGGATGTTCATTAAATAGATCATATAATGATTTGGTATTAACATGTACTCAAGGTACTGCTTCTTTATATGTTAACGGCGTAAAAACTACATATTCTTCTTTACAAACTAATACAATAAACTTTAATAGATTAGGTTTAGGAAATGGAACTACAAACGGAGGTTCATTAGCTAATGTTAAAGTCTATAATAAAGAGTTATCACAAGCAGAAGTAACTCAAAATTACAATGCAATGAAATCTAGATTTAATTTAAATTAATAATATGTATTACGGAACAGCGCCAATAATAACAAACGGATTAGTAGGTTATTTTGATATAAATAATCATAAATCGTATACAAGTGGAAGTTTATTTTGGAGAGATTTAACAGGTACCTGTGATATAGAATTAACGGGCTCAGCAGAAATAATACCTATTCTATGGAATGGTATAAATGATAATAATCAAGCTTTAGTTACATTACCATATAATGCATGTACTTTCTCTGAAACTTTTACTAATTCAGGATGGCAAAAGACAAAAACAGGATATTCTTCTTCAATCGTAGCTGACGTTATAGCAGGACCTCCAGGATTATTTGGTTCTGGAAGTAAATTAAATGAAACTACAGATAACAGTAAACATGCTATAGTTAAATCAGTAAATTTACCTATAGGTGACTGTATGACATTTTCATTTTATGCAAAAGCCGCTGAAAGAAGTTGGGTATATTGGGAAAATACAGATTGGGCTTCTACAGCAACCGTTTCATTTAATTTATCAACTGGTCAAACTGGAAGTATAACAAATGGAGGAACTGCTAATAGAGTATCTATGAATCCATTTAGTGCTAGTATTGAAGATGTAGGAAATGGGTGGTATAGATGTGCTTTAAGATGTTTTACTGGATGGGATAGTATTTCTACTGTAATCGGTATAGGTACTAGTGATACTACAAGAACATATATAGGAACATCAGGTTCGGGTGTATACATTTATGGAGCTCAAGTAGATTATGGTACTACTTTAAAACCATATAGACCAGTATATAGTGTGGCTGATGTATATAATAATAGTTCATTTTTAAAATATACAGGGTCTGCTATTCAAGCTAATAATGACTTTTCTGCATTTATGTGGGTTAGAGGTCATTTAAATCCGGGGTTCCAATATTCTAATTTTTTATCAAAATGGTCATTAGCTGAAGGAGGATTTACTTTTGGGAGTATATCTACTATGATAGGATTTATAAATAATACTAGTATAATCCAAAGTATAGATTTAAATGCATTATTTGGTAATGCTAGGCCATTTACTAATCATGGATGGTTTCAAATAGGTTTAGTTCGTTCAGGCGGAAGAAATAATTTTTATTGGAATGGTATATTAATAAGTAATCAATTTGCACCCACAAATAATTCAACATCATCTTCTTTAGAATTTGGTAGAGGAGCTGGATCTGGTTCAAATTCAGCGTATGAATCATATCCCGGAGTAGCATTTTCTAATATATTAATTTATAATAGAGCCTTAACTCAAAATGAAGTTTTACAAAATTATAACTCGATGAAAACTAGATATCGTCAATTATCTTCAAAAATGCAATATGGAACAAGAACAATATTTAATTAATATATGGCAATTAATACAAGAAATACTATAATAACAAATGGATTAGTAGTATATTTAGATCCATTAGCACCTGATAAATTTACTAGAAATCTTATAGCATCTTCAAATGATTTTAGTAGTGCTAATTGGACTAAAACTCGTAGTTCAGTAACTGCTAGTAGTATATTATCTCCTTTAGGTACTTCAAATGGAGTATATGAATTGAATATGGCTACGGGTAGTAATGATCTAATTAGATTAACGGCAGCTCCAGTAAATTCTCCTATATCTGGTGGGTTATATACATTTTCAATTCATGTTAAACAAAGAAATTTCAGCGGTTCAAATATTACAGTAGGATTATATAATGCGTCTCAAACAATGGGTTCTGGTACTAATTTTGCTGTAAATAATAATTTTCAATCTACTGGAAGTTTTTCATTTAATCCGGTTATTTCAGGTTCAGGAATATTAAAACAAAGTATAGATGTCGGTAATGGTTGGTATAGATTAGCAATAACTGTTAATTTTAATACTATTACGCCTGGATATCGTAATGAAGCATTTAGTAATTTTATAGATTTAATAGGATATCCTACAGGTTCATCAAATGTAGGATCAGGTATTTATGTTTGGGGTCCTCAATTTGAATATGGTACATTAACGCCATACCAACCAGCAATATCTACATTAAAACCTTTATATTCTCCTATTAATAGTTTTGCTAGTGCAAGTTTATCTGGAAGTTCTTTATATGCATATAACACTGTTAATAAATCATTATCATTAACAAATGGTGCTTTTCTTATTCCATCTGCAAGTGTTCCTTATTCTGATTGGTCTGTAACATTTGCTGCTAAAGGTAATTTTATAGATGGAAATTTAAGATCTAACGCAAGAAGTTTAATGGCTATTATGCCTCAAGGAGGGTCAGGTACAGAAGGATATATAGGATTAACATTGGGTACATTTAATAATCAAAGTACGTTAATCCAATCAGGTTCATTTATTTATGTAGGAGGTCAATACGCAGGCTATAGAGGAAGTATAAGTCCCCATTTAATTAAAATTAATGAATCTGGAAGTTTAGATCCAACATTTAATATGGTAATTGCAAATCCATCATTTGATGCTAGTGTATACAATTTTTCTAATTTGACCATGGATTCTCTAGGACGAATATGGGGAACTGGAACAAATTTTGGATCTTTAGGTATATCTATACATGATCCGATATCAGCTTCATATACAACGGTATTAAATACTACAAATTATATTTCTAGTGGCGAGACTATAATAGATGAATCTACAAATAGTGTTTGGTCTGTAGGTCATTCTGCTACAGTATATAATAGTACTAGTTCAATATATATGACTAAATTTAGATTTGATGATTATCAAAAGTATGCTGAATTTGATACATCTACTAGCTTTAATGTAAATACTCAAACTTGTGCTGCGTTAGATTCATCTAAAAATTTATATGTAGGTGGTACATTTTCTACTTATAAAAGTACATCTGCTAATAATATAGTTAAAATAAACGGGAATACAGCGGCTATTGATACTTCATTTAATTACGGAACAGGTACTAATGGTGCTGTAAATAAAATTAGAATACAACAAGATGATAAAATAATTGTTGTTGGTGCTTTTACTACGTATAGTGGTTCTACAGCAAATAGAATAGTAAGATTAAATACAGATGGTACTATTGATCCGACATATAATACAGGTGTAGGATTTAATGCTACTGTTGGATTTACTCAATTACAGTCTGATGGTAAATTAATAGCTATAGGTTCATTTACTTCATATAGTGGTTCGGCTATTAATAGAATAGTAAGATTAAATACAGATGGAACTATCGATACGTCATTTAATGTAGGGACAGGATTAAGTAATATACCAACACAATTTATAATACAAACAGATGGGAAAATAGTAGTATTATGTACAGCTACTACTGCTATGACATATAGTGGTTCTTCATTTAATGATATAATTAGAATTAATTCAAATGGTACAGTTGATACTACATTCAGTGCGGGCAATGGGTTTGATAAAATGTTATATAGAGATGATTTGCAGGCTAGATTATCAGGAAGTGTTTTCTATACTATAGCAGGTGGTACATTTACATACAGCCCATCACGACGACACGCCGATCATCCTTCAAGACTTCCATTTTTAAATAACTGGCATATTTATACAATTACATTCGATTCTACATCTAAAACATTTAGAACATATTTAGATGGTGCATTTCGTACTTCTGGAGTTGCTACATCAAATTTAGATTGTAAACTAAATCCTAGAACTTTATATTTAAATAATCAGAATGTAGAGTATGGTCCATTAATGATTCATAATCGAGCTTTATCTCAACAAGAAATAACACAAAATTTTAATTCTTTAAAATCTAGATATAATTTATAATATTTATTATTATGGCAATACAAGTAACAGGATTATTTCAAAATCCAGCATCGGGGTTGATATATCAATCACCATTATTAACATTAGTACCTCACTTAGAATATCCAGGTATTATTAATTTAGACGTTCATATTTCAAATAACGGTACCGTTCCATATTCTAATATAAGTAGAGATTCACTAACTTATAATACAGATATTACTGATCCATATGCTCAAATCATAGATGCATTAGAAACTATGGTCATCAGTAGTTTACAAAACTCTAGTGAAATGAATAAAGAACTAATATTTGAAAAAAATAAATAATGGGTTTAATTATAAGGGACATATCACAGTCATCTTTAAGTAATAAAATAAAATTTAAAGATGTAGATAGTAATATAACCTATCTTAATGATAGAATAAATAGTATACCTGTTTATCCTATTTCATCTAATGGAGAAAGTACAGGTATAGGAAAAACACCTAATACTCAATCTGTACTAGATGTTAGTGGTAGTTCATATTTTACAGGCTCAGTAAAGGTTACAGGATCTATTAGTGTTGAAGGTAATGTTAATTTAAGTATAACTGGTTCTATTCCTACTTTTAATTATGGTGGTGTTCCTACAGATTATCTAGGTGCTGGAGATGGGACTAGGTATTTAAGTTTACCTGATAAATGGATAAAAGTAAATATTGGAGGATCTGATTACTTAATTCCTGCTTTTTTACCTTAAGTTTGGATTTTTAAAAAAGAATTCTTATATTTACATTAAATAAAAATACATAAAATGAATAAATTAATTAATTATTTAAGATCAATTTTTGGTAATTCAAAAGTAGAAATGTTAGAAGTAGAAAGTGATGATGTTGTTTTAGAACCTAAATGGGATGTAAACGAAAGTAATGTAACACCTGTTACAGAAGAATCTCAACCAGAAGTAGTATCAGCACAAGAAACAGTAGATATAGATAATTCTAACATTGAAGTTCAAAAAACAAATAAGAAAAAACGTCCTAATAAGAAAAAACCAAAAAATGTTTAAGTTATTAGAAATAGCAGAAGCATGGATAGAAGCTGAAAATCCAAGTCCTAAAAGAAAACTCATAGCTGAATCTAGATTGAAAACATGTGATTCATGTGAAGAGAAGAAATTTATAGAGACATTTGATACTTACATTTGTGGAAGTTGTGGTTGTCCGTTAAGTAAGAAAATATTTAGTATTAAACCAGGAAATGAAGCTTGCCCTAAACAAAAATGGATACAATAAAAATAAAAATATAAAAATATGTCAGAAATTAAAAAATTAACACAAGAAGAAATCGATTCAATTAAATCATTACAAACACAATACAATAAAGTAGTTTTTGAATTGGGTTCCATCGAAAGTCAATTAGTTATGGTAAAAAGACAAATCGAATTACTAGAAAAAGATAAAATGAAGGTAGTTAATGAAATTGATAAGATTGGTGAAACTGAAACAAAATTAATTGAATCTTTACAAACAAAATACGGTGCTGGTAATATAAATATAGAAACAGGTGAAATTTCTTCTTTCTAATTAAAACTTTTCGTTTTATAATAGATAATTAATATTTATTGTTAGGTTAATTTTTAACAATAAAAATCAAATTATTTATATAAAATGTCAGAACAAATTATTTCACCTGGTGTATTCCAAATAGAATCAGACCAGAGTCCTTACACAACACAACCACCTGCTTTAGGTGCGGCTATTGTAGGACCTACCGTAATGGGTCGTCCTTATGTACCAACATATGTAACTACTTACTCTCAATACTTATCACTTTTTGGTGATATATTTAAGAGTGGTAGTTACTATTATGAATACTTTACCTCACAAGCAGCAAAAGAATACTTCCAGAATGGTGGTCAATCTCTATTAGTAACTCGTATTATTAGTGGATCTGCTAATGTAGGAACATATTCAACAGCAACAATTCCTTCAGCAAATGTTGCTTTAACATCTTCATTTACCCTTGAAGTATTATCTTGGGGTAACCAAATGAACAACACTTCTAGTATAGTAAGTGGAGCTTTAGCTAGTGGTTCATCTTTAAACGTACGTTGGGAAGTAACATCTGTTAATACAGGTAGTGGTACATTTACTTTATCTATTCGTAGAGGAGATGATAATGATTCTCAAAAGAATATTTTAGAAACATGGGCTAACGTAAGTTTAGATCCTCAATTACCTAATTATATTTCACGTGTAATTGGAGATTTAAAACCAATATACGTAGCAGCATCAGGAAACAACTCAGCATATATAAATTATACTGGAAATTATGCGAATGCATCTCAATATGTTCGTGTAGCATCTGTAACTACTCCAAATGTTGATTCATTAGACAATAATGGTATTTATAAAGCAACACAGTATAGTGGTAGTTTACCAACAGTAGGAAGTGGTTCTTATGGTGGTTCATTTAATGGTGGTGTAGCTGATACTAGTGCTGCTAAATTAATGAATGAAAATATAACTTCAACTAATATTCAAGGATTTGCTCCAGCAGATTATAACTTAGCTTTTACTTTATTATCTAATTCAGATGAATATAGATTTAATATGTTATTAGCACCTGGTGTTGGATTAGATAATAGTGCTGTTACAAACATGATTTCTACTGTAGAGGGTCGTGGTGATTCAATTTCAATTAATGATGCTGGTGTTTATGGCACTTCAATATCAGCTGCTACAACAAACGCTGCTGGTCAATCAAGTAATTATGCTGCTGCTTATTATCCTTGGGTTCAATTATACTCATCAGGTTTAGGTAAAGTAGTATGGTGTCCTCCTTCAACAGTAATAGGTGGTGTTTTAGCATTTAACGATAAAGTAGGAGCAGAATGGTTTGCACCAGCTGGTTTGAATCGTGGTGGAATACCATCAGTAGTACGTGCTGAACGTAGATTACAACAAACTGATCGCGATACTTTATATAGTGGAAATGTAAATCCTATTGCATCATTCCCAGGTACGGGAAATGTGGTATGGGGTCAAAAGACATTACAACGTAAACCTACTTCTTTAGATAGAGTAAATGTAAGACGTTTATTAATTGCTTTAAAAGATTTTATTGGTGGTGTATCTCGTACATTAGTATTTGAACAAAATACAACAGTAACTCGTAATAGATTTTTAAGCCAAGTTAACCCTTATTTAGAATCAGTAGTTCAACGTCAAGGATTATATGCATATAAAGTAATAATGGATGATTCAAACAATACAGCTGATGTTGTAGATAGAAATCAATTAGTAGGTCAAATATATATTCAACCAACTAAGACAGCAGAATTCATTATATTAAACTTTAATATATTACCTACTGGGGTTACTTTCCCATCATAATAATATAATATTGTAGGGAGGTGTAAACCTCTCTACATATTTTTAAAATGTATTATATTTATCCACAGATAATAATTAAATAATATGCCAGTATTAAGTGCTAACGAAATAATGTTTACAGCATTTGAACCAAAAGTTCAAAATCGCTTTATAATGTATATAGACGGTATTCCTGCTTACCTAATTAAAAAAGCAAGTTCACCTTCATTAGAAGCAGGTGAAATAGTATTAGACCACATTAATGTTTACCGTAAAGTTAAAGGTAAAGTTAGATGGGGTGATATGACTTTAGAATTATATGATCCTATTACACCATCTGGTGCTCAAGCAGTAATGGAGTGGGTTCGTTTATCACATGAATCTGTAACCGGTCGTGATGGTTATTCAGACTTTTACAAAAAAGATATTACATTAGACGTATTAGGTCCAGTAGGAGATATTATTAGTGAATGGGTTATTAAAGGAGCATATGTTAAATCATCTAGTTTTGGTGATTATGATTGGGCAAATGATCAAGCAATAAACATATCAATGACTATCGCTATGGATTACTGCGTACTAAACTTCTAAGAAATTACTTTTCCCGAAGTATACCGAAAATTGGTTTGGCTCTTGTCAAACCTTTTTTTATCGTTATATTTATTATAAATAGAAAATATGTCTCATATAAAACGTTTACAAGAATTAGCTAATATTAATGATATAACATATAAAGGTTTAGTCATTACTAAAGATCAAATAAATGATATGCGTGAATGGTTAAAAGATCTTAATTTTGCTGATATAGAAGAAGAAGAATTAGATGACACCATAAATGAATTATCTGATATTAAAATAGCTAAATTAGTAGATAAATTATGGGACGGAGGTCTAAAAGATTTTATTAAATAAGTTACAAAAATGGAAAATACTGTTACAAAACCAAAATTCCCTACGGAAATTATAGATTTACCTTCAAAAGGTTTACTATATCCAAAAGACAATCCACTATCTAGTGGTAAAATAGAAATGAAATATATGGGTGCTCGTGAAGAAGATATTCTCACAAATACCAATTATTTAAAACAAGGTAATGTTATTGATATATTACTTAAATCACTAATAGTTTCACCTATCAATTATGATGATTTATTAATTGGTGATAAAAACACAATATTAATAGCTTCTCGTATTTTAGGATATGGAAAAGATTATACGTTTAGTTATTCTAACGGAAATAATATATTACAGGCAACTGTAGATTTATCTTTATTAGAAAATAAAAAAATAGATGAATCTTTATTTTCATCAGGAATAAATGAATTTAGTTTTACTCTTCCTTACTCAGACAATCAATTAACTTTTAAATTATTAACACACGGTGATGAGAAAAAAATTGAAGCTGAAGTAAAAGGACTGCAAAAAATAAACCCAAAATCATCATTCGATATAACAACACGTTTAAAACACATAATAACTTCAGTAAACGGTGATCGTGAAATAAAAACAATACGAGATTTTGTTGATAATTATTTAATGGCAAAAGACGCAAGAGCACTACGTGAATACTACAATAAAATATCACCAGATATTGATTTATTGTATATCCCTAACGATGAAAACTATACAGGGGAGGGTATAGAAATTCCTATTTCTCTTAACTTTTTTTGGCCTGACGCCGGAATATAGATTACAATTGTTTAGCCAAATACATGATATTTGTTTTTGGGGACAAGGAGGATATGATTGGAATACTGTTTATGATATGCCTATTTGGTTACGTATGTTTACATTTAATAAAATAAAAGAATATCACGATAAACAAAATGAAGAACTTGAAAAACAACAAAGTTTACTAAATAATAAAGATGGAAATAAATTTGAAATATCCAAACCAAATATTACATCTAAACCTGATTATATAACAAAAGCATCTAGAAAATAGGTGCTTTTTATATTTATATTATATTATGAATGATAACTTAAACAATAAAGTAGAAGAACTTAATGAAAGATTAAATGATACTCTTGACTATATAAAAGATATAGGTAATGATATTGGACAAAATCTTATAGCACCTTTTATTAAATCGAATGAAAAAATAAGAGAATTAAATATAGGATTATTAAACAGTAAAGATATATACAAGGACATAGCAAAAATAAATTCAGAAATTGCTAAAAATAATATAAAAGATGTTGAATTAGGTATAAAAAAATCTCTTACTGAACAGTCATTAAGTAAAGCAATGGAAACCTTCCAAGCTTCTGCTAATAGACAAGAATATATAAGAAATGGTAGAGAAGTTATTAGACAAAAACAAAAATTAAAAAGTTTAGCATTACAAATTGAATTATCAGATCAATTACGTAATCAACTAAATGCTGTTCTTAGAATAGCAGAAGCTGAAGCATTAGTTACTGAAGAAAAAATAAGACAGAATTCTTTTATTAATATTATTAAAAAAAGTTATGAAGATAATATTAAAAAGAATATAGAAACCTTTACTACATTAAACAGTATATTAAATATCTTTTTAAAAGCTGCTTTAAGTTTTAATTCTATATCAGTTAATTTAGGTAAAAATTTCGGATACGGAGCTGACCAAGCAGATAGATTAACATCTAATTTAGTATCTGTCGCTCAGAATTCTAATAATTTAAATGTTACTCTAAAGAATGCTGCAGAAGCAATGAACCAACTAAATGAATCAACGGGTTTAGTTGCTGAATATTCTGCTAGAAATTTAGAGACCCAAATAATGTTAACTAAACAATTTGGCTTAACTGGAGACGAAGCTGCTGGATTATATAAGTTATCTGTATTAAACGGTAGATCAGCTGAAGATATAAATAAATCTATGGTTGGTGCTTATGTTGCTTCTCGTAATCAACTTAAAGTAGGTATACCTTTTAAAGCAGTTATGGTTGAAGCAGCAAAAGTATCTGGTCAGTTAGCTGCTAACTTAAAAAATAATCCTGAATTGTTAGTTCAAGCAGTGTCACAAGCTAAGGCTTTAGGTACAACACTTGAACAAACTAGTAAACAAGGTGAATCTTTATTAGATTTTGAATCATCAATTGAAGCTGAATTAAGAGCTGAATTACTAACAGGACAATCACTTAACTTAGAAAGAGCTAGAGCAGCGGCATTGATGGGTGATCAGGTAACAGTAATGAAAGAACTTAATAATCAAGGAATGACTCTTTCTAAATTCCAAAACATGAATGTTTTATCTCAAAAAGCATTTGCGTCTGCTATTGGATTAAGTTCAGATGAATTAGCAAATCAACTTAGACAACAACAATTAGCAGTAGAAAGCGGTAAATCATTAGCTCAAATTACTGAAGAAGAAGCATTAGAAGCACAAAAAAGACAAGATATACAAACTAAATTTAATGTAGCTATTGAAAAATTACAAGATTTAATTGGTAATTTAGTAGCAGGTCCTCTTGGTACGTTTTTGGATATGATAAGTAGTATATTATCTCATACAACTGCTTTAAAAGTACTTATGGGAGGTGCTTTATTTTACAACATGCTTAAGCTAGTAAAAGTTGCTCAAGCTTTAAAAATGCAAGAAATAGGAGTAGCTATAGGAAAAGCATGGGCTGCTGCTATGTCATCACCAGCCTCTTTACTTACAGGAGGGTTAGCAGGAGCAGCAATAGCAGGAGGATTAACAGCAGCTATATTAGCTGCAACTAATAACATCCCAGAAATGGCTGAAGGTGGAGTAATTCCAGCAACACCAGGTGGAAGAATAGTAAAAGTAGCAGAAGCAGGTCAGCCTGAAGCTATCATACCTTTAAATAAAATGCCTAATATAATTGCTCCTAAACAAGACAATACAGCTTTAATAGCAGCTATCAATAGACAAACAGAAGTTATAGCTAGCAAAAACTACAGTCCTGTTTTACGAACAACGATAAATGGAAGTGAAATTGCTACTACATCTGCTCAAAGTTCTTATAATGTAGCTTAAAAATACAATATTTATAATAAATAAATAATAATATGCCAGTAGTAGATCAATATAAATCAAGCACTTTAGGTTTGTTAGTTAGACATGGTGTTGAACCACAACGTGACTTAACAGCCCGTAATTCTTTTTGGGGATATAGAGACCCATCAGCTAATGTAGATCCTAATTTAAGCCAATTACATGGTGAAGGATTTGCTAGTCCTTACCAATTAGGTTATTCAGTAGATGGAACACCTAATGTAAGAGTAGTATCATTTGGTGATATTACTGCTGGTAGTACAATTGCTGTTAAACAACCATCAATAATTGATGAGTTAGATAAAAATGCTCCTAATAATACGCAAATAGGAGCTCCTGTACCTAATGGTGGTCCTGTAGTATCACAAATATATAAATCACCTTTAGCTGAACAATATAGAAGCAAAGGTCCAAAAGACGGACGTTATTAATAATATTATAAATGCCTATAATTAGTCAATTAAATGCTACCGCATTTAAATCGCTTAAGTATGGAGCAGATCAAGTAAATGGAGGAAATAGCGGACAACCGTATATAACTACAGATGTAAATGATCCTAACCTAACTAATTTAGTTTTAGCCAAAGGAGGTTTAGGAAGTTTACTGCAAAGAGCAGGAATTGTTCCTAGTATCTCTATAAATAATATATTAAGAAAAGATGATGGTTTTGTTAGAGGTGGGATTGTTGGTGCTGCAACAGCCGGAATTGTTGATGCAGTAAGAACTGGGAGTTGGATACTAAATAATCCTTTATGGATTGCTAAACAAGTTGGTTTACAATTATCTAATCCTAGATTAGAAACACCAAAAGATCCATCACTATTAACTAATCCAGGTAATTTATTATCATTAAGTACTAATGGTATACTTCAACCAACTCGTATTTATAATTTAGGTATTAATACATTATTACAAGTACCTACTAATGCTTTTGGTGTACATTTTTATAGACATGGTTTAGGTCCAACAATGGATGAAAACCAAAAATATGAATCTATTGCTAGAGCTAATAATAAAGATTTCCTTGGTTTTAATA